CAGTTTCCCAAAAGACAGAAAAGAAATACTTTTTAGCCCCACTGCAGCTGATGTATAGTACCTATCCCACCGTCTGCCGTAAGGGGCAGATTTTCATTGACAAATTGGATGATTATGACTATTGACATTACGCATGGCCACCATTGGCCGAGCACCCCGACACCTAATATAGCCTGCACACAGGCAAAAGAAAAGGACCTAGAGGTAAGTCTAGATCCTTATAAAGTAGCAACTTGCAAAGAAAAGCATCATGTCATCAGGATTCGCATCTCTAACAACACAACCGCCACAATTATACAATAACTTCCTATCGGCAAGAGCATTTGAGGATGCAGATATTCAGGCACTGGGCCTTCAGCTCCTTGACCCCGAAGAAAGTTACCAATTACTAGGCCACACTCGTGAGTGGAGCATCAAAATCCCGTATTTTGATATGCTGGGCCAAGAAACCGGCTTCAATCGGGTCAGAATCCTGACTCCGAAGGGCAAGATGAAGTATTCTCAGGCTCGAGCCAGTGGAAGCCACATCTATTTCCCGCCAACGGTGAGTTGGAAGCAAATAGCACAGGATGTAGATATTCCTATCATCATTACTGAAGGTGAGTTTAAGACCTGGGCCATCACCAAGCAGATAGCCACCGACCAGACTAACTACGCAGCGCTTGGTTTAGCCGGTGTTACAAGTTGGAGTGATAAGTCTGGTTTACACTTACACAAAGACCTGATGAAGATCATTTGGCAGCGTAAGACCAGCTTTGCTGAGAAGCACCGCAAGGTTTACATTGTCTTCGACTACGATGGTGCCGGAGAAGACGGTGAGCCCAATGAACAGGTTGGCATGGCCGAAACCAAGCTTGCTGTTACGCTTCGGGGTCTTGGCGCTGAGGTCCACCTTTGCCGAGTCGGCAGATTCGGAGCTGGTAAAGGTAGCAAATACGCTATTGATGACCACCTACAGGCGGGAGGCAGCTTGGCTCAGGTGCTCACAAGCACCAGCACGGTGATGAACGGCATCGATACGCTTGAAACCAAGCTTTATGAGTTCAAAACGCAGTACGCACTCATCAACGGCGACGTGATTAGACTCAAAGACGGGCTCATTCTCGGGTGGAACAAGGCACGCATTGACGCAGCGCAGGATTACTTTGTGCAAGTCACGCAAAGACCGAACGGTGGCACCAGCAGCAAGACCATCTACATCTTGGATGCCTATAAGGACTGGGCTCGTCGATGTGATCTGGATGGCGTAGGCATGTTTCCCGAGTACCAAGGGCTTACTATCACACCAACACGGCATTACAACCTGTTCAAGGACTGGTCCAATGAGCCCACCGTGGGTGATCCTACCCCATACCTTGAGTTCTGCCAATACTTCTTTCGTGATGAGCCAGCTTTTGCCGATTACTGGCATGACTGGGTGGCCAATATTGTCCAATTCCCATGGAGAAGGAACTACACCACACCGCAGTTCGCTTCTTCCATTGAGGGCATTGGCAAATCAGCCATCGCCGAGTTTATAGCCGAGATGCTAGGGGTTGGGGACGGCGGGCCTGCTGCCATCATCGGGCCTGATGAGCTATTTGGCAACTTCAACGGCATGCTGAAGGGTAAGATCTTCATAGTCGTGAATGAGCCCTCGTCAGATCGTGATGACCACTCGGCGAAGCTTAAGAACTACATCACCTCGAATGAACTGACCATCAACAATAAGTACGGCGCTCAGTACGCCATCACTAACTACATCAACTTCGTATTCACGACTAATAAGAGCTACGTCACACACATGGGTGATACCGCAAGGCGTGAAGCTATTTACAGTCCAGCCAGTCTATCCAACCAAGAAACGCATCCCAAGGTCGTGGCTTTGATGCAGTGGGCCAAGCAGCAGCAAGGCTTTGGCATCATGTTAAACTGGTACATGAATCGTGATATAACAGGATTTGACCCGAAGAAAGCTGCGCCTAAAACGCAATACCGTGAGACCGCGATCCAGCTTTCCAAGACTCCCCTTGAAGCTTTTGCACTTGAACTTAAAGCTTGGATCAACGATCACCTTGATGGGATTGCTGCATTCACAGCGCCCCAGCTGCAGATTTTATGTGAGCGTTGGGGGCATGATAGCAAGGCCAAGGCGCAATATATCCGTAAAGCTTTGCAGCCCCAAGGGACGCTTGATCCAAGTAAGCTGATCAAAGTGCATGGAAAACCTTCACGATATACAACTTTTATCACGACAGAAGTAACACTAGCTCGAAGGGTCGAGCCTACTTGGTCGCAGGTCGTCACCAAAACTGAGGACGCACTGCAACGTGAGTTAGAGCAAAACGGGAGCTTTTGATACTTGATAGCAGTTACCTGTTACTCGGGTGTTACTTCTCGAAGCCTTATCTGTATTGAATAGTAACAAGGTAACAGTAAGTAACAAATATTTTATAAAAGATATTAGATATAAGAATATAGTATAGCTATATAGTTTTCTACTACCATATGTTACCTGTTACTTGTTACCTGCCGCAATTAAGTTTACATCCCTCCAACTTTATGATTACAATCCGCACATGACTACAAAGACACCATCTAAGAACGGAAAGTTCTTGGGCCGTCCTACAACGTACGACCCAGCGTACTGCGATCAAATCGTAGCCCTTGGCAAAGAGGGCTTATCGCGTTGGCAAATCGCATCGAAGCTCAACATCGGGTGGCGTAATTTGCAGAACTGGGAAGGCGCACATGACGATTTTCGGGCTGCGTTGGAAGAAGCACGACTTGATGCGCTTTGCTACTGGGAAGAGCTTGCTCACAATCACATGATTGAGAACCCCGGCGGGCCGAGACTCAACACTGGGTTGTGGAGCCGAAGCATGGCAGCACGCTTCCCTGAGCAATACCGTGAGAACTCCAAGCTCGAGGTCACAGGCAAGAATGACGGGCCCGTTCAAGTCGATGTGGTGCATGACTTCTCACAAGACTTGTTGGATGATCTCCTAGCAACGCGGCAGTCCGATGCTAAGCCCAGCAAAGGCAAATGAGTTCGCCGATCGGATCCGTAAGGGTCCTGATCTTAACCTCATGCGGCCGGAGCGCAAAGCTGCGCATAAGGCTCGACAAAGCTGGCTCACAATAGCCAACGATCATCAGATCCCGCCCACAGGCGATTGGTGGAGTGTTTGGCTTTTGCTCGCAGGTCGCGGCGCAGGCAAGACTCGCGCAGCTGCCGAGTGGCTGTGGTGGGAAGCATGGACTCACCCCAAAACACGATGGCTTGTCTCCGCGCCTACATCATCTGATGTCCGCGACGTTTGCTTCGAGGGCGACTCAGGTCTCATCACCGTGATCCCCGAAGAGCTGATCGACCATTACACTCGGTCGCTTCATGAGATATACCTCATCAACGGCACGCTGATCAAAGGCATCCCTGCTTCAGAACCGGCTCGATTTCGAGGTCCGCAGTTCCACGGAGGCTGGTTCGACGAGCTTGCTGCATGGGACTACCTTGACGAGTCATGGAACATGATTCAGTTCGGCATGCGCTTGGGGCAGAAGCCCCTGATGCTATGCACCACAACGCCTAAGCCCAAGCCATTGATCGTGGATCTGGTGAACAGAGACGGCGAGGACGTGGTATGTACCAAGGCCAGCACGTACGACAACATCCACAACCTCGCCCCATCGTTCCAAGCGCAGATCCTGCAGTACGAGGGTACGAAGCTTGGGCGCCAAGAGATCTACGCCGAGATTCTAGACCCTGAAGAAGCTGGTGTCGTGAAGCGGGCATGGTTCAAGCTGTGGGACAGCGATAAGCCGCTTCCCCGCTTTGAGTACGTGGTCCAGTCTTATGACTGCGCGACCAGTGACAAGACCAAGAATGATCCTACTGCTTGCACAGTGTGGGGCGTCTTTAGGCCGAATCCCGATAAGCCTATGAGCGTCATGCTCATCGATTGCTGGGAGGAGTACATGCAGTATCCCGACCTCAGACCTAAGGTGATCGAGGAGTCCACCGCCATTTACGGTGATGAGAATGAGTTCGGTCATGGGAAGAAGGTGGACCTGATCCTGATCGAGGACAAGTCAGCTGGTATCTCCCTCATCCAAGATCTGCAGCGTGCCGGCCTGCCCGTGAGAAGCTACAATCCCGGGAACGCGGACAAGATGATGCGCCTCAACATCATATCGCCTATCATTGCCAAGGGCAGAGTCTACATTCCCGAGTCCACGGTCAACCCGGGCATGGCACGTGATTGGGCCGAGCCTTTGATCAGCCAGCTATGCGCCTTCCCCGAAGTCCGGCACGACGACTTGGTGGACTCCACATCACAGGCGTTAAGAGTTTTGCGAGACTTAGGGTTAATTTCGATCGACCCGGTATACAATCCGGAAGACGACTACGAAGAAGATCGTCCAAGAAGGGTAAACCCTTACGCAGTCTAACTTAAGGTGCGCACATGGCAGCAATCTACGATCCGCAAGGCAACTACATGGGCGATGATGGTGGCCCCACACTAGATCAAATGAATCTAGAGCTGGCGAGGAAGAACAAACTCACCCCGCAGCAAATGGAAAGAGCTGTGCCACCGCAGCCTTTGGCTTCGCAGATCCCCGGTTACGGCAAACCAGTCCCACCATCACAAACACCGCCTGACCCGCTAGGCTCAGCTGCTGGCAACTTCACCGAGTTGGCCACCAAGTTCAATCCGCTGATGATGGCAAAGTCCATGCGTGAAGCAGCAGGCATCTTAACCGTGCCGCCTGTTGCAGCGATCAAAGGCGTTGGTGAAAGCATACTCACCTCACCACCCGGAACGTACATGTCAGGCAAAGCGCCTGATTACGCCGAGCAAGTTGCCAAGCAGTTCATGCAACAGAATGCGCCGCAGACACCGATGGCGCAGGAATTCACAAACGCGATTGCGCCTGTCATGGCAGACTTGCCTGCGTACCTTGGGCACCTACAAACTGGCCGCCCAGCATTTACCCCTAACGATCTGCGGGTTATGGGCGCTGAGGCCACAAGGGTTGGCCGGCAAGTCAAGGATATACCCACAGACTTTGTGAACGCACAATCTGGCCTGCAGAAGTTAGACCCAATCACAGGTCAGCCAACATATGGCGCTAAGCTCCAAGGCGTGGCTGAAAGCGTTGGCGACATTGCTACAGCACGCCGAGCCGAGGGCAAGAGTCTGATCCCCGGGATCCCAGATGTCATAACCCCTGAGACAAGTCTGTATGCTGTACGGCCGCAAGGCTCACGCTTGGCAAGACCAACAGTGCCTAAAGGTGCAGCGCTTTCTCGCACTTGGGACAAAGATGTCTTGGATGAAGTCAATCTTGACCCTATGAGTCCCGGTCGTGCTTGGGACGTCATCGATAGTACTGTGTTAGCGCAAGGGCCGCAACGTACTGCGTTTCGTAAGTTCATGGAGAACAAGTATAACCAGATGTATCCAGACGCGCCATCGCTTGCTGATGCCAAAGACGCATTTCAATCAATGTATGGCGACAGAGACACGCGATCTGCTAAGATTTTAGAATTCTATGACGAGTTTCTCCAAGCGCCTGAAGGCGCGGTTGTTGGCGCAAACAACTTACTTACAGCAACTGAGATCAAAGCTCGGCATGACGCAGCTTCACAATGGCTTAACAACAATCTGCTTAACTACATTCAAAAGAACGTAGGCACAGAAGGCGACCCATTGGTTAAAGCCGCCAGTGAAGGTCTTACTTTCTTTCCACCAGATCAATACGACAACGCGTCGCAGTCATCAGGCGGTAAGAACTTAGTTGAGCAAAACCGCCGCGCAGGCAATATGCCTATTGAAGGTAGCTTTGCTGAGCCTATTGCAAAGAAAGAAACTGAGCTTGCTGAAGCGCAAAGCAAGCTTAATGAGATTGAAGCCAAGCGTCGTAACCTAGCAGACATTGCCATGAAGCAAGGTTTGCCTGATCCGGCAATGCTGCCTGAGTACGCAGCATTAACCAACCCGGTGCGCAATGCTGTTCGTGAGCGTGACAGGATCGAAGAGCAGCTTGACAACTTAAAGGTGGGAAGTAAGTATGAGGCGGCTGTTGATTACGGCGTTGCGCCTATGACTGCCGAGGACTTCCTTAAAAATAAGCTGGAATACAATGAGCGCCAGTTCTACCCTACTGTACTAAAGACACCTCCACAAGAAAATGTGTACCGCACTTATGGCTCACACTTGGACTCGCTAGGCTTTAGCAGATTGGCAAATGCCTTCTACGCCGACGTTATGTCAGGTGATATACCGCTGGATAAAGTCGGTAAGATGACGGTTGAGAACTACGTACGCAAAACTGCCAAGACTAGAGTTGAAGAAGAAAGACTTGCAAAAGCTGCAGCCAAGGCGTTTAAGACCAACGCGGAACGTGCATTGCAACAACGCGTCGCAGCCATTCCTATTGATAAGACCTTTGGCAACGCCGGTATTATTGAGCTTACCAAAGATACTCCGGAGTACGACATCATTCGTACTATGAGTGAAGACACCGCGGTGTTGGATCACTGCGTAGGCCAAGGCGGCTCAGCTAGAGGCAGTGATGATAAGAACCCGTGGTACGGCAATAGCAGTCGTTCCTACGAGCCTATCCTTGACTTGGTAACAGGCCAACCTAACCCACGCGCCACAAGTGATAGAACTACGTATGTTCAACGAGTGCAAAACGGCGACAAGATTATTAGTGTGCGTGACTTGGCTACAGGGTTGCCGCAAGCAACGATTCACTTTGAGCAAGGACAACTTGGCGCTAATGGCCAGCAAAAGTACAACATCGGCTACGCATCAGGCCACCAAAATGGCGACATTGACGCCAAGTACTCCGGCGCGATTAGGGATTACCTAAACTCAATTGCAGATGAGGTCAATAGCTCAGGTTATAACATGCAAAGCAATGCTGGTGTGTACGACAGACTTGAAGGTGACTTCCCTTCTGCAATGCGCAAAAGTCTCAACATGAGCAGGCAGCAGTTTGAAAAGTATGACTTTGACAGCTTGCCTAGATTTGTGACCTTGTCTGACGTGCGTGCTGCAGTTAAAGCTGCTGATCTTTCTAGCGCATCGCCTGCCAAAGCTGAGTTGGTTGAGTTAAACGCCGCAATTGAAGACGCAATGCAAGAGCATGCTGATCTTATGCGCATGGCAAGACGCAGACCCATGGGTGAAGATGACCGCACGCATGTTGCGGAGTTAGAAGCCAATATCAACACCATGCGACAGCGCATTAGAGATCTTGAGCAGCAAGCTGTGGCGCCTACTCCTGCAGCCGTGCCTGCTGCGCCTGTGACGTATCGCACACCTTCAATGGTTGAGGCAAGCACCATCATTGGTAGTCTTGATGACGTAGGTAACTCACAGGCATTTGACTTGCGTAACGAAGTTAATGAAAACGCAAGAACTTTGTTTATGAATACGATTGCAAGATTAGGAACAGAACGCGGTCTTAACGCGGTGAGCGTAGACAACATTGCAGACTTTGGGCGCGCATTACATGGTTTACGTGACGACATTGGCATTGAGCGCGCCAGTCTTAGTAACACAGGATTTGAAGGCAGGGCGGTTGCAAACGCCCTTGAGGCCGTAAGTGATGTACTTGGCAGACAGCTTCAAACCTTGCGTGTAGAACCTCCTGCACAAGTAATGATGTACCGTGCCCCTTCACAGGTTGAGGTAAATACTATTATGCGCAGTCTTGAAGATAGATTCAATACACAAGTGCATGATTTGCGCACGATTGTTAGCGGTCAAGCAGCGCGTATGTTTGTAAACGCGTATAATAGGTTGGCAAGTGCACGAGGTCTTGAAGATATAACCATTGATAGCTTGCCTGAGTTTGGTCAAGCATTACAAGGCTTGCGCGACGACATTGCAGTGCAGGCTGCGCAACTTCGCACAATGGGCGATGAAGGCATTGCGGCAGCTGACGCTTTGGAGATTATGTCATTTGGCATGGAAGGGCATATTGACAACTTAGCAATAGGCCCAGCTGACAACGCTGCTGCAGTGGCTGATGCTTTGATGGCAGACCCTGAGCTTTTTGCTAATGCGCCTGCAGCTCGTGGACCTGATTACTTAGGCATGACACAGGATGCTGCGCAGGACCTTACTCGTCGAGTAGGCCAAGAAGCTGGTGATGAAATGCGCGCTACAATTCGTGGTATCACTGAAATTGCTCGTATCGACCCCGTAAACGATACTGCGCAGTTCATTCATAGATTACGAGTGGCAGCTGATGACGCTGGGAATCAGACTGTGACGGATGCATTATACGATTTGGCCAATGACATAGAAACCGTATATATGCAGGATCAGGAAAACGAAGTTGCGCCACCTGCGCGGCAACTGCCTGCAGCGCAAGTAGCACCGCCGTTTGATTGGGTTGGGGCAGTAAACAACGCTTCTAGTTCACTTACTGCAAATTTTGGGGCTGTCATTGCTGATCGATTTGACACCATTGCGCATCGTGTTGCTGAAAACCATAACCCGCGACTAGACCCTTCAGGCTATGCAGATGCTTTGCGAGCTGTGGATCCTGCACTTGAGCATGGCGCCATTATTAGGGAATTGGAGGGTCTTGCAAATCTAATTGAGATGCGTACCCAACCGCCTGCAGTTCGCGCGCCTGAAGAGTTTGACCCGGAAGTATTCACTAGCAACTACATTGAAGATCTTAGACGTTCAGATGGCAATGACATTGCTGAGCGTGTGCAAGGTGCAATTGAAGACATTGCTGAGCGTTTGAACATGCGCGACAACACTGCAGAGTTTGCAACACGATTACGTGATGCAGGTGATAACGTGCAATCTGAAGTTGTAGAGCTTAGACTGTATGACATTGCAGATCAGATTGAGACTCGCATGGCAGAGCAACGCGCAGAGCAAGATCGCCGTGACCTTGAGCCTGCACGCGAGCAAGAAGTTATAAACATACTTGACGACCCTGAGATAGATCCTGAAAGTCTTCGTGCAACAGCATTTGCAATGGATGGTGTACCTAATGAGTATTGGGCGCCTTTATCAGAAGGGTTTAGACGCGACGCAGTTGCGCAATTGCGTGAACGTGCCAACTACGGTGAGTTTAACCCTGCGCAATTTGCTACGCAATTGGCAAACGAAGCAGGCTTAGACTTCAATGAGTTGCGTGATACTATTCGCGCATTGAATGACGGGCAGTTTGATCATGAGGTCTTACGCGGCTTGCCTTTTGCAGAACGTGATCGCGCATCCCAAAGTACTGCACTTGCATTAGCACGCCATATGGGTGAGCCTATGCCTGCGCCTGCTGCAGCGCCTGCACTTGCACAACGTGACCCAGTTCGTGATACTGTGCGCAACGCTGAAATTACGTCGTTAGAAAATGCTTTGACTGGCGCCGAAAGAGCACGAGTCATGCAGGCAATTGAGCAGGCTTTACTAAGCAATAACTCTTTTGATGGTGAGGAAGGCGTACGTACGGCTAGAAGACTTGCGCAAATAATTCGTGAATACGACACTGGTTTTACTGAAAATATGATGCAGGTGGAACGGGAGTTAGTTGCGCGAGGCATTGACGCCATTGCTGATCAACGTGAATTAGGTATTGGCAATCAACGACCTGAAGGCAACGCTGAAGGCGGTCCAGTTCGTGGTTACCAAGCCGGTGGATCAGTCAAGAAGCCTGACGTGCCAACGCCTTGGTTATTCAGTGTTCCGACTTACTCGGAGACTGTAGCCTATGAAATGTATCCCGGCCAAAAAGGGCAAGATGACCAGCGGGATGCCGCAAGACATATGTTGGCGGCAGGTACGCTTTCACGTAAGTATGGCCCTAAGACAGCTGAGTTCCTAGGCAAAGCACACGAGTTCACGACTTCCCCACTCCAAGCTGTCAAATCCATGTTTGGAGGGCAAATGCCAGCAGATTATGGTATGGATACCCACAACAACAGAGTTGGGGCACAGCTGGGGCAAAGAGCCAAGTCACAGGCGGAGTTGGAAGATCTCGTACAGGCGGAAGCTGAACGTGCATCTCGTACACAAACTCCTG